CAAAGCAGAAGCATATGCAGATAACCATTGTAACAGAATGGAGTATGCACTTGTTGACTGGTACTATCCTGACGACGAACAATACCCATACATTGCCAAATGATCTGGAAGATATGGAAGTACGCACTTGGTAGCTTCGCAGATGACAAGACACGTGACTATGACAATGTCGTAGCTATCGTACGTACCATCATACTACTCACATACCTAATCACAAACGCATTTATTATCAGCGGTGTAATCCGCCATTGGAACTATGACAACAACACCGAACTGGCAGAAACACAGCAACAAGCCACCCAAGTACAAGAAGAAGCCTCGTATGATACAGGCTGCTCGCAAACGTACCAAAACACTAATTAAAAAACTCACCCACTCACAATCATGACCCTTTACCGCTACTATTGTGCCGACACCGATTGCGGCAAACATTTCTGCCTGATGGCATCAGATGACATAGAAGCTGCATACAGAGCAGAGTCTATGGCAAAAGAGTGGTATAACACCACCCTCAAGGACGTGTATCTTGACAAACACGCAAACCCACACAGACGTTACAGACCTTATGACAAAGAAATACTTTCCCAACCAGTGGAATAGAATATCTAAATGCCCTGCCGAATGGTTCGAGAGCATTGAGTATGATGACCTCATGGATTGGAAGATGAATGGTTGGGTTATCAGTCCACCATACGATATTATTATTCGCACAAAACACTGCGAGACTGGCAAAGTCAAGGAATACACATACATCAGACCAGACGCAGCTGGTCGCAGATTGAAAAAGTTGTTAGCTGGACAAGAGCATGAACTCGTAGTATGTACACACGATCACATACAACACCTTAAACCAGAACAATACATCACAGACAATGACAAAGAAAACTTTTATCCCAAGTGATGACGTCTACACTTATGAAAAACAGGCGTTAGATATGCTACCAAAATCACACCCACATTACAGTGAGGTATACAAACACCTATACAACCAGATACGAGACCAGTTAGATGACATATGTTACACCAGAGCAGATAGACCAGCAGATACAGCTGGAGAGAACACAGATCAGTCAGGGACTCAAGCGTCTTAGAGATCAGACACTCAAGTTAGAGCAACAAAACTATGCGTCTGCAAGTATATATGGTATAGCCTCGTTACAAACTTTGCTTCCACTTGTGGTTGACAAGATAATTACGACCAATACCAAGATACATCAGGGTAAATATGGAGCAGCGTTCAAAGACATACACATATATCTCGCTACGATTGAGCCGTTGGCAGCAGCTAGTATTGCGTGTAAGATTACATTTGATAAAGTGTTCGGTTACAAGGAAGGTTGTAACATTGCAACGAATGTTTGCGAAGCCATTGGTAGGGCTATCGAAGACGAATGTAACATGCGACACTACGAAGAGAACGCACCAGCATTACTGGCAACACTTAAAGAAAACTATTGGCACAGAGCAATAGGTACACAGCAGAAACTTACTGTTATCAAGACGTTGATGAACAGATACAAGGTCAAACCATGGACACCTTGGGGTAGAAGCATACGTATCAAGCTAGGTGCATGGTTACTTGACTGTATTATGCAAGCAAGTGGTTGGTTTTACAAGCAGAGACTACGTACAGGTCGTAAGACTACAGTATTTATAGCACCAACTGCTGAGTTTATGGACATCAAGGACGAGGTGATGGCAAATGCAGAGGTTTTTTCACCGCTTGCGTGGCCTATGTTAATACCTCCGAAGGACTGGACTAATGATACACCCGGCGGTTACATGCTAAATGAGCTAATGCAAGGTCACGACTTGGTTAGAAGGGGCGATCCCTCCCGTATACAGGGGGAAATACCTATAGCCTTTCTCAACAAAATACAACAGGTAAAATATCGGTTAAACCCGTTCATAGTCAATGTCGCTATGCTGTGAGAAGACAGGGGAATAAGTATTGGAAAGTTTCTCCCAATCATAAATTACGAACTGCCACCAAAGCCATTCGACATAGCAGACAACAAAGAATCCCGTAAGAGGTATCGAAGGGAAGCGGCAGAAGTAATGAATAAGCGAGCAGCAGAGTTCAAGAGATCCTGTCGCACCCGCATGACCATGGAAGCGGTACGTCGTTACAAGGATGAGGTGTTTTATATACCTTGGTCTTTCGACTACCGTGGTCGTGCATACCCTATCCCTGCCTTTCTTACACCACAAGACACAGACTTTGGAAAAAGTTTGTTACAGTTTGCTGATGAAGCAGACGAGGTGTCTGAGAAATGGCTTGCCTTCCAAGTAGCTACCAGTTATGGTCTTGACAAAGCTACTATGGAAGAGAGACTTGAGTGGACTCGAGAGAATGTCTCACTTGTCTCAGCTGTCGCAACCAATCCCATTGCGTTCTTAGGAACATGGGAAGGTGCGGAAGAACCATGGCAGTTTCTAGCTGCCTGTGATGAGTACTATCATTGCTGTATCAAGCGTGATAGACATACTACATCACTACCTGTGGCTACCGACGCTACATGCTCAGGCTTGCAAATACTTGCTGGTCTGGCTCGGGATAAGTCCACTGCTACACTGGTCAATGTCGTCCCCTCTGATAAGCCACAAGATGCGTATGCAAAAGTGGCGGAGACAGCACTAAGCTTAGGGATTCCAACCAGTGTACACCCTGTATGGGATAGAAAGTGTGTCAAACGTACTGTTATGACTATACCATACAACGCTAAACCTTTTTCTAACAGATCTTATATCAAGGAAGCTCTTAAGGAGAAAGGTGTAGAGGTCGATAAAGACCAACTAACACTCATTGTTGCTTCGGTTAGGAAAGCCATGAACTTGATCGTGCCCGGGCCGATGTCAGTAATGAAGTGGATCGAGACAGAGGTGTCTAAGTCTATCAAGCGTGGAGCAGACTACATTGAATGGACAACACCATCAGGCTTCGTTGTTAAGCAACGGATTATGAAGAAGAAAGTAGAACGTCTAGACCTACAACTTCTCGGCAGATGTCAACTTAGTGTTGCTACAGATGAGACAAAAGACGTCGATCTCAGTAGGCACAAGGCAGCCACTGCACCAAACCTGATACATAGTCTCGACGCATCTCTCTTACACCTCGCTGTGCGTAGTTTTGATGAACCAATCGCACTAATACATGACAGTGTGTTAAGCAGATGTTGCGACATGGATAAATTATCTGCTATAATAAGGGAGACATACATGCTTCTCTTTGCAGAACATGATTATCTCATTGACTTTGCCCGACAAATCGGAGCAGAGACAGAACCACCGATCATAGGCGACTTACAGCCTGAGACGGTTATTGAATCAACTTACTTTTTTTGTTAAAATGCCCAAGAACGTACACGTTACTGACGAAATTAAATTAGAAGGCTTCCAAGCCATACTTGAACCGGGTAAGTTCGGTTACTCTTTATCAGCTGTTGTTGATGAAGGAGTGATTGACGCACTCGAGACAGAGAGACAAGCACTGCTCGGATGGGCAGAGTCTAAGCTCAAGAATCCAAAGAGAGCCACCTTAAAACCTACACCATGGGAGGAGGTAGCAGATGGAAAATATAAAATCAAATTCTCATGGGGAGAAGACAAGAGACCCGGTGTCGTTGACACAGAGGGCACACCAGTCACTGATAAAAAGACACCACTATATGGTGGATCAACAGTTAAGCTTGGTTTCTTTCAGAAGCCATACATCCTCAGAGATGGTGTTACCTACGGAAGTTCTCTTAAACTGCTTGGTGTACAAGTTGTGGCTGTAGGCGAAGGAGCTGCTGTAGACACAGATAGCATGGATGAAGATGCAGTTGCCGATATGTTCGGTACAACTGAAGGCTTCAAGACCTCAGAACCTAAGCCTACAACCACTGCACCAGTACCTGATGACGAAGAAGAAGAAGAAGACTTTTAGGTCTAAATTAGAAGAGAGTGTCGCAGAGATACTCGATAAGGTAGGTGCTAAGTATGAGTATGAGAACCACAAGGTTGCTTATACCATACAGCACCACTACAATCCTGACTTTGTCCTAGTCAATGGTGTAATGCTAGAGACTAAGGGCTACTGGGACGCAGAAGATAGACGCAAGATCAAGGCGGTCATGCGAGACAATCCCGACATTGATTTGCGTATGGTATTTCAAGCTCCATTCAATAAGATCAGCAAGAAATCCAAAACAACCTATGCCCAATGGTGTGAGAAGCATGGCATCAAGTGGGCAAGTGCACACGCAATCCCCATAGATTGGTTAATATGAACGAAGAAAGCGAATTTGTGGCACACGAACCCTGTAACAACTGTGGCTCGTCAGATGCTAACTCAGTTTACTCTGATGGTCACAAGTTTTGCTTTTCGTGTAACACATACACTCCGGCAGAAGACTGGACACACACCCACACCCAAATGAATAACAATGAACGAGTACAATTCCTCGGGTCAGCTGAACAGCTGCACAAACGAAAGATCAGCGAAGCCACCAACCAGTTCTACCGTATCTACAGATATGGTAACACA